TGGAAGTTACCGCATCAAAGCCCCAAAAGGACTATCTCCTGGTCACCGCTGCCACTTTACGCGAAGTGTCACTTGTCGAGAGCGCGGCTTTTAGTAGCGCTGCGGTGCAAAAAATTAGTGCGCAAGAGGGCGATATGCCACTAGATGCAGCTGAAACAACTAGTACAAAAATTACGACTACTAACACCGTAATAAATACAACAACCACCGAAACCGAAACCGAAAGCGAGGCCGCTGTGACTACAGCCCCCGATCAAAACGCACCTGAGGCCGTTGACGCCACAGAGCAGGCTGCACCTACAGTAGAGGCAGCTCGTAAAATCATCCTACCTAGCGCACTTAACTCACAACGAGTACGCACACCTATTGTCAATATGGGTGCATACACAGAGCATAAAATCAAAGCTGCACTCGGCAACGAGGACTCAAAACTTTACATTACGGCAGCCGATGATGATTTCAGTACTAACCCTGCATTTTCACCAACACAATACCTAAGCGAGTTTCCAACGAATACACGTTTTGGAACACCGTCTATAGATGCGTGTTCACGCGGAGTTTTGCCAGCTAGTGGCATGACGATCAACGTGCCTTCTTTGGTTACGTCTGCGGGCGGTAAATCAGGCGTAGCACCTGTAGTAACCGTTGAAGCAGAGGGCGGCGCCGTTGCTAATACAGGAATGGTTACAGAGTACCTATCAGGTACTGTAAATAAGTACTCAGGTATGAATACCATTTCAATTGAGCTTTTGGAAAGATCAGATCCCAATTTCTATTCTGAATTGACAGCTCAGCTTCAAAATGCGTATTTAAAGACACTTGACACAACAGTTAATGCTGCACTTATTACAGCGGGTACTGTTGCTACAACAGCACAGGCAGCAACGTCTGCGGGTATTATTGGTTACGCATCAGAAGCAGCACGTCTTGTTTATGAGGCTACTGGCTACTATGCACAAAACTACGTAGCTAATGGAAGCCAATGGCAGCTTTTGATGTCCGCATCGGATACCACGGGGCGGCCAATTTATTCGGCCAGCCAGCCGATGAACGCGGGCGGGCTTACCCAACCAGGTTCAATTCGCGGTAACGTGCTAGGCCTTGATCTATACGTTGATAAGAACTTTGCAGCCACAACAACTGTTGATGACTCAGCAATTATTCTTGCACCTGAGGCCTTTACTGTTTACCAATCACCTCAGGCGTATATGTCTGTAAACGTTGTATCTAACCTACAGGTACAGGTTGCTATCTATGGATATATGGCAACAATTGCTAAAATGCCTAAGGGTATTATCCGTTACAACTTTACCTAAGATAACCCACTAATAGTTTGGTGGGCCTCTTAGCCCTTTGAGGCTCACCAAACCTAAGTAAGTAAGGAGTACACAAATGCCAGCAACCTACGTTACCGCCGCGACTTTAAAAGCCTCGCTGGGCGTTGGCACCCTGTACGACTCTTACACCTGGATAGAGGACACCTGCCAGGCAGCTCAGGATTTAATTAACGGCTTTTTGTGGTTTGATGCCGCACCTGTTGTTGGCACAGCTTTAGTTAATAACGTAGCTACGGTTATGGTTGCTAACCCAGGCATATTTACAACAGGCGAAAGCGTAACCTTGAGTGGGTGCGGCTCAACCTTTAACGGTACTTATACGATCACAGGCACAATACCTTTTAGCACGGGCACAGCTAATATTTTGCCAGCGTTTAATATGAACCTTAACTATTGGCAAAACCCACAGGGCTACAGCTTTATTCAGTTTGCTAAGACCGCAGCTAATCAAAACTTTAGGCGTGTGTTGCCTTATGGCACCGTTACAGGTGATGATACAAAAACAACCACTTATGCAAATACTCCTGCAATTAACGCAGCTGCGCTTATGTTGGCTGAAAATATTTGGACAGCACGCTTTAGCACACAAAACGGCGGTACAAGCGTGGACGGCTACAGCCCTAGCCCGTTTAAAATGTCTAATACTTTAATGGCATCTGTGCGCGGGCTTTTAGCTAATTACTTATCACCCGCGGCTATGGTGGGATGATGACAGCTGCAATAACAACTCTACGCAGCACTATAGCTGCGGCCCTGGCTAATGCTGGGGTATGGACAGTTTTTAACTACCCACCCTCAACAATGCAAAGTAGTAGCGTTGTCGTGGCCCCAGCTGATCCATATATTACGCCTAGCAATAACTCACGTGCAGCTATTGCACCTTTAGCAAACTTTAAAATTATTATGACGGTGCCAATGTTTGACAATGCCTCTAATTTAATTGGCATAGAGGACACAATAGTAGCCGTGTTTAATAAACTAGCCTCTAGTGCAATTGTTTTTAATGTTACTGGCGTTAGCGCGCCTAGTGTTTTGAGCGTTGCATCAGGTGAATATCTAACGGCAGACCTACAAATATCCGTACTAACAAGCTGGACATAGGAGCATAAAATGGCACTTACAGATGAGGAAAAAGCATTTTTAATCAAGATTGGCCAGGATTTGCCAAAGGAGATTAAAGAAACCCAACCAAAAGAAACAACAACACAGAAAGTAGAGGAATAGCCCTAATGGCAATTTTCTTATCAAACGGCGTAGTGGCTACTCTTAACTCAGTAGTGCTATCAGACCACGTTACAAGCGCAACAATTAACCGTAGCTTTGATGAGCTAGAGGTAACAGCTATGGGTGACAGCGCTCATAAGTTTGTAAAAGGCCTTGAAGCTAGCACGATCACTTTAGACTTTCTAAATGATGATGCTGCCTCAGGTGCAGGATCAGTACGCGCAACGTTACAAGCTGCCTGGGGTACAACAGTTGCCCTAACGCTAAAGCAAACAAACGGCGTAGTTTCAACAACTAACCCGCTATACAGCACAACGGTTTTGGTTAACAACACAACCGACATTAACGGCGCTGTTGCTGATGAGTCAACACAGAGCATTACGTTTACTTGTAACTCACCAATTGTAATAACAACCGCACCATAACTAAACAGACAAGGGGCTAACAATGGCAAAGCTTAAAATAACAAGGGTTGACGGTACGGTATCTGAGCATCAGATAACGCCCCGTATTGAGTATGCCTTTGAGTTATATGCAAAGAAAGGTTTTCATAAAGCCTTTAGAGATGATGAAAAGCAAACGGACGTGTACTTTTTAGCTCACGAGTGCCTTAGGGCTAGTGGGGTTGAGGTGCCTGTTTTTGGAGCGTTATTCTTAGATACCTTAGCTAAGGTTGAGGTATTGGATGATGACCCTTCGCAATAGTGGGGCGCGGTAATTTTGGTTACCTCATAGCGCAGCTAGCCGTAGAAACGGGTATCGCGCCCCAGTATTTGCTAGACCTTGACGATGTAATGCTACGTAATATGCTTAAAGTTTTGCAGGATAGAGCAAAGGAGCTACAAAATGCCAGTAGAGCTAGAGGGGGCCGTACAGCTTCGTCTCGCCCTTAAACGCTTTGCCCCTGATCTATCTAAGCAAACGCAAATTGAAATGGCCGCAGCTTTAAAAACTGTAACCTCGGTTGCACGTGGTTTTGTGCCTAGTGATAACCAGGTGCTATCAGGCTGGACTAAACAAATATCAGGTGCAGAAAATCTTGTGTATAGACCTTTTCCAAAGTTTAACTCAGTACAAGCTAAGGCTGGCATTACCTACAGCACAAGCCCCTCAAAGCCAAACAAAAACGGCTTTGTGGCTTTAGCTCGTATCCTTAATAAATCAGCTGCGGGTGCTATCTATGAGACAGCTGGACGTAAAAACAAAGACGGGCAACCTAATTACCAGCGCAAAAGTTTGGTTTACCGTACAACGGGCGAATATTACAAACAGGGTGCCTATCAGCTCAACTACCTTGTAGAGCCAGCTGGCGGTAACCGTAAGGGCTATAACAATTCAGCCAACCCCAACGCGGGCAAACAGTTTATTAGCAACCTCAATTCATCAGGCCAGCTAGTTAATGCACGCCCTAAAGGTATGGTTGGCAGACCTACAACAAAAGAGACAGGCCGCCTAATTTACCGTGCCTGGGCTGAGGATAACGGCAGGGCTAACGCGGCTATTATTAAAGCTTTAGAAACCTCAGCGGCTAACTTTTATGAGCTAACAAAGAGGGCAGCGTAATGGCTACCGATCTAGTAATAAATATTGCCAGCCAGTTTTTAGGTAAAAAGTCTTTTGCTGATGCTGAAAAGGCTACTAAGAAACTCACAGGTAGCGTAAAAAACTTAGGCCGTACGCTAGGCGTAACCCTTAGCGCAGCTGCCATTTTGGCCTATGGCAAAGCCTCAGTTAAGGCAGCTAGCGAGGATATTAAAGCTCAAAGGTTATTGGCTAACACTTTAAAAAACGTTGGCCTAGCCTATGCAGCTGTTGATGCTGAGGGCTTTATATCTAAAATGCAAAGCCAAACAGGCGTGCTTGATGATCAGCTACGCCCAGCCTTTGCCCAGTTAGCCTCTGTTACTGGCTCAGTAGCCAAAACTGAAAAGCTTATAAGTCTTGCTTTTGATGTTTCTAGC